AGGGCAAGATTGATGAGGGCACGCGCTAAGAAGGTGGGCGGTGCCAGGCGTAAAGGGAGGAAGCACACGGGTAGTGACCTAGTGAAGAAGGCGGCGCATGCTTGCTCCTCGACAGTTACGTCACGCCTAGGCGGTAAGGCATCGGCAAACTATGCAGCAGCAGAGTGCATGTTCAAACCACAGACAGCAGTGGAGATGAGGAGTATGAGTGAAGATGACCGGTGGAAGGCCCGCCGCGATAGGTTTTTGCGACTGATGCGTGCAAAACGTAAGCATAGTGCAAAGCTGCGGAAAGCGAGGGGCACCGTGAACATGAGCGCTTTTGCGTCGCAGGGTGGCTCGAGTACGAAGATTTCAAGGTGCAAGATAGAACTGAACATGGTGGCGGTGGTAGCTGCGTCGTGTACGGGCAAGTCGACAATGGCAAACAGGCATGGCTGGATAGATATAGATAAGTGTGTCTGTGACGACTCAGCTATGCTAGATGCTCTTGCGTGTGAACGTGGTGCGGCGTTGCGCACACAGAACTGGAGTGGTCACAACTGGTTGTTCTGGAGCCACACGAGTGAGGTGCTCGCCTCGCTGGACCAGGAACGGCGGCGTGTGCTCATGGTGCACTCGGCTGATCACGCCAGGTATCTGGGCATTGATGTCGTTGCGATAATGGTGCCGAGCGTTGTGTGCGCCGCGTCATTGTACAGGAACAGTGGCAGGCAGATGGGCAGCATAGGCCACGATCTTGCGCTCAACAACCAGGATGATGTGCGCAGAACAGCAGTTGAGCGGCCGGACTTGGCAATCAACTACGATGACGCAGATCAGGGCGAGAAGATGTTAGTCGACAGGCTGCGGAACAAGGACATCGTGTTGCCTGTGCCATACTACGGTCACGTCACGCGAGGTGAGACTCCGTATTCATGGCGTGCCGCGGGGTGGGATCTAGCGCAAGTTCCTATCTCAATAGTGACGGGCAGGCACGAGCAGTCGCCGGTGGTGGTTGATTTTTTCCACAGGGCAGAGGTCATGCATCAGCGCGGGCACATGCCAGCTGAGGGGCTGGCGTATTTGCAGAGCCAGTTCGCACCAGACCTGGTGTCCACAGCAGTACGGCTATACCGCACGGATGCAGCGTGGTGTCAACTTGCTAGTCGGATAATACAGAGGCGTGTGGTTGGCAGAACAGATGTCGCAAGAATAGTCGACAAGTTCGGTGTGGACAGCATCGCGGGCAGAAGGCCGGACAAGGAATTGATCGATTCCTTGTACGCCCCAGTACCTGGCGGGCCGCGAGGCGCAATGATCGCACCTGTGTCCACGTTCGTGAAGCACATGGCGCAGAGGCGTGGCATGACGAACAGGGGTTGGTACTCATTGAACGATGCAGCATCGGCACTAGCAGGCTGTGAGGCGCACTACGTGCTTGGCGTACTGAACACTGCATCGGCTCTGTTCTTCGACCAAAGTCCCAGGGATGCATGGGGCCTGAGCAGGCTAGGACTATTCAGGCTAATAGAAGAGGACTACTCGGTGTGTGCGGCAACGCTGGGTGATCTGGTACGTGGCACATGCAGCTGGTTCGGCAGGAAGGTGACGGACGTGGACTACTCGGTTAGGCTGTATTTTCGGAACGTCCGTGGCCGCCTCAAAGGGCCGATGGACGACACGAAGGAAGTGATAGACCGTACCACGGAGTCACCACCCAAGGTGGCTTACGATCCCAGCAAGCGGGGGTACACGGAGGAGCAGTTCACAATGGACTTCAGACAGCAACTGTCCAATGTTCACGCTGACCTTCAGTCGTCAGTTGAGCGTGCAGCGGACACTCTCAGGCACTGGTGGGTGAACAGGAAAGCATGGGCAGCAGGTGGCTCGTGGCAGAGGGTGCAAGGAATAACACACAGAAAGGCACTTGGCGAGATACTCAGGTACGCCGGCGCCGCGATGTTTGATCCGAAGATGATGACCAAGAAGGCAAGTCTGAACAAGCGGGGCGTGCTATCAGCTGACGACATACTTGAGGCGTTGTGTGTGGGCATCGCAAAGGGGGGAACATCAGCTACGAGTATCGCCACGAAGGAGGAGGTCGACAAGCTGAGGGCGCTCTACCCGGCGAACACAATGCACTATCTAGTGTCGTCGATTCTTTTTGGTGTTTTGGAGAAAGGCAACCCGGTGGATAAGACGACACTGAATCAGCCGGATTTCGAGGATGCAATGGATCAGCATATGATGCACTCACTCACGAATGTGCACGCTATGCTCATGTACGATTTCGCGAATTATAATATACAGCACAGTGTGGAAGACATGAAGCAGCTATTCGAAACCGTCCGCCTGATAGTTGTGCAGGGGTGCGGCCCCAAATACCTACTAGACGTGTGTGCGTGGCTGCTCGAAGCAACGGATAATATATGGTATACAGGTGGTCACTCAGAGGCAGAACGAACTAAGTGGGTGCGGTTCGTGCGGGGACTGTTGTCTGGTTGGCGGTATACGACGTGGCTGAACACGACGTTCAACAAGGCGTACATCAACGTGGCGTCAATGTCATATGCGCGTATATTCGACGAGCAACCGTGTGATGAGTTCAGGGCGTCAGGCGATGACGTGTTTATGGCAGCGAAGGACTGGGTGACGTCAGTCAGATTGTACTCAGTCATGTGCGCGATAGGATTCGAAGCAAACGTGTCGAAGCAGTTGATATCGACCAACGCTTCGGGCGTTGCTGAGTGGCTGCGCAACACAACGACGGGGAACGGTGTCTACGGCAGCGTGATGCGAGCGATGTCGTCGATGGTGTCCGGGAACTGGATGCGCGAAGGCGGTGAGGACCCGGGTATGCGGCTATCAGAGTGCAGGGACCAACTGGCGAAGCTGGAGAGACGCGGGATGAAGCTCAAGACAGCAAAGCTGTGGTGGGCGATCGTGCTGGACAGGTACGGTAGGATCCCAGTGGGTGATGGCAAGTGGGCCAAGATAAGCCTAGGTGTGTTGCACGGTACAAGGCTGCACAACGGGCTCGGGATACCAGACATGCATGGACGCATCTGGGAGCTTGAGAACAAGTTGAGTAGGAGACCGGCAGTAAGTGACAAGTTCAAGATGCCAGTTGACGCAGACTTCGAAGGTGACAAGAATATCATGCGAGGTCGTGGCCAGCGCCTGCGTGACATGGGCATACCGTTTGAGCACAAGCGTGAATTGGCCGCAGCGAGGAAGGCGGCAATAGATGATAGGCTGGGCAACTACATGGGTGCGTGCGGCCGCGAGGTGCGCGACGACATACGTATGACACTACTGCCATACTATACCCAGTATGCGATTATGGCCAGACCATACGAGATTGTGAAGATTGAAGCGACTACGAAGATAGCGGCTAATTTCTACAAGTGGCTATCGGATAGACAGCGCAATGACCCATTGGGGCAAGTGGAAAAGACGCTGGGCAAGATGACGGGAATGCAGCTGACGAGAAAGGAGCAGCGGGCAGTCAACTATCAGTTCAGAGGGCAGGTAGGCAAGCTAGCGAAGGCTTACTTGGGTGGTGAGGTGATAACACTCGAGACGCCAATGAAGCACAAAGTGAGCGCGGCATTTGTAAGTCCGATTAACCACTATGCGTGGCGTCAGGCATGCGAGTGTGGCGCAGCGAACTGGGCGGATCTGAGACGAGTGGCAGAGGCAGTGTTCGATGCAGTTGCGAGGAGTGTTCAGATAGCAGTAGAGGATATGTTTTGCAACTGATTGTGAGACTGTCAAAGGAGGTAATTTAACCTAAACAAGGAG